TACCTTTCATTTGGATTCCCTCCTGACTGTTTCAATATCTCACGCTCCATTGCAGACTGGATACGTGCCTGTGTTTGTGCTTCCTGAGAAGCAAGACGCCTGTCGAACTGTGAACCACGCATCTGTTGATTTTGTGCGTCCAACTCAACCTTGGCTTGGTCAATCTGTTGATCGGCCTGATCGCCTTGAGACTTGATCTGTAGCTCTTGCTCTTTAAGCTGAACCAACGGATCAGGAGCGCCAGCACCCGACATTTCGCCAGATAATTCTTTAACCTGTTGTAAACCTTCCGCTACAAACTGTGCCGTAATACGCTCAATCTCTAACATCTCGTCATCACTAGCAGGCTGACCACCTTTCTGCTGTACCTGCTGTAGGTACGCAACCGCAGCTTGTTCTTTCGCTGCAATCTGAACATGCTCCATGACGTGCTTCTGCAAGCTTATCGCCATCGGCGGCATATTACCAACCATTGGAGATGCGCCAAACGTTAAGTGCGCTTGAATATGGGCTTGATGATTCTGACCCTCAAAGGCATGTAACGGCAACATATCCAATACATTAATGTTTTCTTGCGCCGGATCAATAGGTACAGGCTCGTCTGTCGGGACCGCCTTCATAATCCGATCAATGTCCGTCACACCAAGTGCCTCGTACATATCACGATACACTTCACTAATGTTGTGTATTTCTGGAGCCTGCGAGGCAAGCTGAAGCTTAGTCTGTGCCAGTACAATACGCTGCGCTTGACTAAATACATTAGGATTACTAACCGGCATTACATCTACGCGGTCATCAAAATCCTCACGCATGATCTGCTCGTCACCACCCGGAACCGTATACGGATACCGCTGGGGCAAACTCTCAGACATAACGCGAGCAAGGATTCTAAATTCCTGCTTCATGCCGTAATGCAAACGCTTATGGACAGCACTCATTACACGAGTACCCTGCTCCATCATCGCTAACGTTGTACCTACCGCAGCCTGTTGATTACCGTCCCCTACTTTAAGGTCCGTGATCGTAGCAAAACGCTGACCGGCTTCTACAACAAATCCCAACAACTGGAACAATGTCTGGTCAGGACCCTTGAATGGCAACGGCATAAGGCTGTCACGGATAGCCCCTCCGGGTGCGTCCACATCTCGGAACTCACCGGGTTGCAACGGAGAATCATCATCCCTGATCCGTAGTCCGCGGGCCTTGAAGCCAGCCGGAAGGTTAGAGAGCGTACCTGCATCAATCAACTGTCGAAGTGCAGAAGTCGCTGTCCGGGACAAACCACCAATAGTGTGTATTAAACCTAACCCGTAAAAACCAAATCCCGGTAGGAATTTAAAGTGGGTGAAGTATTGTATTTTTTTCTTTAACTCGTCTTCTTCCTGATAGTTACGGCGGATCGACAGAATCTGACCGTTGTCCTCGGAAATCGTTACGATGTAAGGAACCTTAATTCCTGTAGGCTCACCCTCGTCATCTAGCTCTTCATAACCTTCCAAATCTAAATCAGCGTGTACTTCTAAAATTGTACAATCATAATCTATCTGGTTAGGTTCCAAGCCTTCAATGCGGTCCATCTCGCCGTCGAGCGAACTCATTTCCTTCTGTGCAGGGATAACTTCAACGTCTAAATACGTGCCATAAATCTGGCGCTTGCGTAAATCGTTAAGCGACATACGCACAACTTGCGTAATGTTAGGACATGTTTCGAGGTCAGAGGTCTCGTAAGGAACAACTAAGTTTTCTGCCGGAACAAACCTTGATACCGCACGACCTAACGTTTCATCGTAATACGTCTTCTTAAACGTAGAACCCGCTAACGGGAGATAAAACAACATCTGGTCCATGTCAGGTGTGTATTCTTCCATCACCGTAGTGATGTAATAGTTCATAAACTGACGTACACGCTGGGCTTGTTGTTTCTTTGAGGGCGATTCTTTGCCCATAACAACAGTACGCACGGGACCCGCGGCAGGTAGTAATTCATTAAAAGCTTGCGCTTGGAACTGCGTAGCAGCTTCAGCAAGCAAAGGATGTGTTACCGCGGAGGCTCCACGGAAAGGCTGGGTGCGCTCATCATAGGTAAAGCCTAAAAGCTCAAGACCGTTAGTGTAAGCATCTTCCCACTCTTGGCGACTCGCCTTGTTAGCGTCAAACTCAGACAACAGATCACTGGAAATACGTGATAACTCACGGTCCGGCATCTCTTCTGCTAAGTTAGCGTAAAAATCTCCGTTAACACCACGCTGGTCCTGCGGATCAAAATCAACAGTAACCCCGCCATCTTCTTCAGGGCTGATCTCAATAGAGCCAACACCTTCAGAATCTAGCTCGGCCATGACAATGTTCTGACTATCCGGAAGCTCAAGCTCTATCTCAGCCATTAAGTCGTCCGGGTCAAGCTGGGATGGAACATCCATCAAGCCTGCGTTTGGTTTACCATTTGCCATTTCCGCTCCTAATAATCTGAAATGAAGTAGCCGTACTGATCTCGCGGTATATAAAGATCAGGCCCCTTCTCAGGACTTGCAAAGCCACGATCATTCGTAGGCCGTCCCATAATTGCATCCAGTTGCTGGAAAATTTTAGCATCTACCATCTGCGCAAGTTCCGCAGGCGTAGAATCTATACCAGCTTGTTTAAATATTGATACGCCTACCGCATTGTTACGCTTATCCATAGCACGATGTAAACGGTTAGAAGCACTAAAATCTTCGTTCATGTTACCCACAGTCATCGCGGTCTTTGGGCCGTAGTCCGCGGACATCATTGCGCTGCCTAACATATGCGCACGACTATCCGCTAGTTCTTGGGGTGTGGGTAAATCTTGACGACCGGCTGGCCGACCATGACGATTTTCCCCGTATATAGGGTCCTCAACTAACGGATACCCGTATTCACTTTCGAGGTTCTCGAAAAAGGTAGGGCCGTCCCCGTAATAAGTTTCGCGGGCCTCGGAACCCGGATTACCCGACGCTCTGATCTCCGACTGTCTGTCGGCATCGTACCGTGCGCCCTCTGGAGGGTCCATGAACGGTATAAATTGTTCTGCTAAAAAAGTACCTACACCACGTTCTTCAAACTCTTGCTCTTGAACTGGGGCCGGAAGTTCGGTAGTCTCTCCTAGTTGGACAGAAGCTCCACCGTCTTCAAAATATGAGACGAACCCTCCCGCTCCGAGATTTACCGCGGCACTATTCATTCGTAAACCTTCCATAAAAAGTTAATAATACGCTTTCACTTTAGCATGGTTTTCTTCATCTTCCCAGTCATCTGTTGGTAGTTGAACGAAATGTCCTTGTCTATAGCGCATAAGCGCCTGCGTCATACTATCAACCAAGTCATCATGCTCCCCGTTAGGAAAAGCAGCAACCTCTTCGATCAATTCGTCAGAAAAAGTTTCATCAGGTGCCCAGACCATCCCAGCCTCAAATAACGGTGATACACTATGTACTCGACTCACCTTATCGTTACCGCGGCTCGGTGTAAAGTTTACAACGGGTATGCCCATAGCACGTAATTCCTGTGTCAAAGGGGTCCCTGACGCTTTTGCTTCAACAATAACAGTATCTGGTTCCCAAAACTTATAGTTGTCAAGAGCCACTTGCTTTAACTCAGGAAAATCCCAACGTCCCTTTTTACTATCTAACAAAATTAAATTGGGACCCGAACCACCCTCATTGGGATAAAACACCCCCCACGTCGTAATAGCCGAAAAATCCGCCGTCTCACGTTTACTAAAAGCAGTATCATAACTTTGTATCACATATTCTAATTGCGGAATTTTTTCAGGCTCCCAAACTTTCCACCATTCTCTAGGAATGATCGCGTTTTCTTCACCCGTAGGATTTTGCTGATACTGAGCGTTCCACTTAGAAGGCGGAATCGAAGCCTTAACCGAAGTCAAATCTTCCAAACTCCAATACTCTGGCCAGCACGGAGTCCCATCCTCAAAAATTGCCGGTAACTCCACAACTTCCCATTGGTCCGCCAACGGGTCTTTTGACATAGCCCGCATTAACTGGCCCGTCATGTCCTTCTCGGACCATC